GCGTGGTGCGACGAGGTGGGCGCCTGGCGGTACCCCGAGGCGTGGGACCAGCTGCGCATGGGCCTCCGGCTCGGGAGTGATCCTCGTGCTGTCGTGACCACCACGCCCCGCCCGACGGACCTCATGCGCCGCATCGCTGCCGACCCCGGGACCGTCGTGACCCGCGGGACCACCTTCCAGAACCGCGCGAACCTCGCCCGGGAGTTCCTCGAGGCGATCGTGACCCGGTACGAGGGTACCCGCATCGGCCGCCAGGAGCTGCTCGGCGAGGACCTGGACGACAACCCGGCGGCCCTGTGGCAACGGGCAGAGATCGACGCGAACCGCCGGCACGTCCTTCCCGAGATCGTGCGGGTCGTCGTGGCTGTGGACCCCGCGGTGACTGCTGGCGAGGAAGCCGACGAGACCGGGATCATCGTGGTGGGCCTTGGGGCCGATGGACACGGGTACGTGCTGGACGACCGCTCGATGCGAGGCAGCCCGGACGCGTGGGGCCGCGAAGTTGTCGCCTGCTACAATCGCCACAAGGCTAACGCGATCGTGGTCGAGGTCAACCAGGGCGGGGACCTCGTACGGCACCTGCTGGGTACACTGCAAGGAAGGCTCCCGATCCGTGAGGTGCGGGCATCCCGCGGCAAGGTGGCCCGTGCCGAGCCCGTGGCCGCGCTCTACGAGCAGGGTAAGGTCCATCACGTCGGGTCGTGGTCCGGTCTCGAGGATCAGCTGTGCGGGTGGACCCCGGGGCACGAGAGCCCGGACAGGATGGACGCGCTCGTGTGGGGCATCACCGAGCTGATGCTCGAGCGCACGGCAGAGCCGGGTATACGAAGGCTGTGACATGCCGCCGAAGGGAGCGATGATGGGATTCCGTGACTGGATGCGCCGGGCGCTGGGCGTCGAGGTGAAGGCCAGCGCGACCACGCAGGCGCTCGTGCGCAACCTGCCGGACGCGGTGTGGACTCCCCGGGACTATCAGGCGCTCTCCCGCGAGGGCTATGCGACGAACCCATGGGTCTACGCCTGCATCACCGAGATCGCCCGTGGCATCGCCGGTATCCCCTGGCGTCTCTACCAGGGCCGCGGCGAGGCTGCCCGCGAACTGGACAGCCATCCGCTCCTCGACCTGCTGCGACGCCCGAACCCCGAGCAGGGATACGGCGCATGGGCGGAACAGCTCGTGAGCTTCCTGCTGATCGCCGGGAACTCCTACGTCGAGGCCGTCGGTCCCGACCGGGGCGCCCCACGAGAGCTGTACGTCCTGCGGCCCGACCGGATGCGCGTGCTTCCCGACGCTCAGAACCGGGTTCGTGGCTATCGCTACGAGGTCTCGACGGCTCGCATCGACCTCGACACGGAGCACTGCCTTCACATCCGTCTCTTCTCGCCGCTGGACGACTGGTACGGCATGTCGCCCCTCGAGGCCGCGGCCCGTGCGATCGACCAGGACAACGAGCTGGCTCGGTACGAGGTCCGTCTCCTCCAGAACCAGGCCATGCCCGGGATGGTCCTGCGCTCGCAGGACGCCCTCGACGACCGCCAGTACGACCGGCTGAAGCAACAGATCCAGCAGCTCTACCAAGGCACCGACAACGTCGGGCGCCCAATGATCCTCGACGGTGGCCTAGAGGCGCAACCGCTCTCGTTCTCCCCGCAGGACATGAGCATGGACAAGAGCATGCTCTGGTCCGCCCAGCGGATCTGCGCGGCGTTCGGGGTACCTGGTGAGCTGGTCGGCCTGATGTCGGCTACCTATCAGAACCGCCGCGAGGCCCGGAAGGCACTCTACACCGAGACGATCCTCCCGCTCCTCGACCGCATCGCCGACGACCTGAACAACTGGCTCGCCCCGCAGTTCGGCCCGGCGCTCACCCTTTCCTACGACCGCGACAGCATCGAGGCGCTCCAGGAGGACCGCGAGGCGCTGTTCAATCAGATCAAGGCCGCATCGTGGCTGACGGTGAACGAGCAGCGCGTGATGGCTGGCTACGAGGAGCGGCCGGAAGGTGACGTGATCCTCGAGCCCGGGACCCTCGTGCCGCTAGACGCGCTGACAGCTCCGGCCCCGGCTCCTGTGGCACCCGCACCCGTGACCGGTCAGGCATCCGCACCGGTTCCCGAGGTGAAGGCAGCACCTGACCCGCTCGAGCAGCTGAATGAGGCCATGGACCGTCGCAGGGAATACTGGGTCGGAATCTACGAGCCCCGCGTCCGAAAGGCTCTCCGCGCCGGTCTTGGCGCAATCGCCGACCAGGTGGAGGGCGGCAACGCAAACCCTAGCTTCGGCTCGCAGGACGCTCTCACGCCCGTCCTGACGAGCCTGTACGACAAGGTGGGGCGTGACAGCGCGAGCCTCGTGGGCAAGGCCCTGGCGCATCGTCGCAAGGCTCTCGGCGTGCGCGAAACGAAGGGCGTGTTTCAGAACGTCCGATCGCTGTGGGATTCCTGGGTCAAGTCCGCCGTGGCCTCGCAGGTGGCTCTCGTGAGCACGTCCACTCGTGACGAGATCCGCGGCATCATCCAGGACGGGCTCGACCTGGCGCTGGACTACAAGACCATCGCGCGGCAGATCCGCGGGCTCTACGAGGTCACGGACGTCGGGGCGCTCCCGGGCGATTACGCGACGAACTATCAGTACCGCCCGATGCTAATCGCCCGCACCGAGGTCGGGGTGGCCTCGTCGAAGGGCGCGAACCTCGAGGCCGTGAGCCTCAACCAGGACGTGCAGCCCCTCGGCATCGAGCTGCGGAAGCGGTGGGTCGCGCTGGTGGACAGCCGCAGCCGTCCCGACCATGCGGCGCTGAACGGGACGATCGTCCCGCTCGCCGACCCATACGACGTGGCCGGGACGCAGATGATGCACCCGCACGACCCGGCAGGCGGGGCCGCGAACGTCTGCAACTGCCGCTGCATGGAAGTCTACGTCGAAGTCCCGATCGGAGGATCGTAATGGTCGAGATCGTTCAGCACGGCAACCGCAGGACAGCTATGAACGCGGCGCAGCTGAAGTCGGAGCGGTACGGTCCGCTGGCCTCGGTGCTGCATCAGGACCGCGCGAGCGTAATCCTCAAGGGCGACGACGTGCTCGAGGTTCACACGTGGGTCCACGAGCATGAGTGAGCCCGTGCACCCCGCGAGCCCGGACCAGAGCGAGGCGATCCGCCGGGCGATCATCCACCCGATCGTGTCGCACGTCCAGGGCGAGCGTCACGCGGTGGCTGCCTGCGCGATCCTCGAGGAGGACCTGCGCGCACGATTCCCCGGGGTCAAGACCCGGAGGAGCATGTTCTGGGATGGAGACGGCGGTGGCGAAGCGGAAGTCTTCTGTGACGCGGTCCACGCGGGGGTGGCACCCGTCACCATCTTCCGGTGGCCCGATCCCGCCGATAGTGAGGCCGACTCTCGATGACCTCATGCAGGACGAGCGCGGCAAGCGGTACGATTACCGGCCGTCGATCGACAAGTGGGACCGGGAGGTCTGGCACGAGAGTCAACCCGCGGCCCGTGCGGGAGCGGAGGATGAGTGTCGAGAGAACCCCGGCAGCACGTACGTCCTCGAGACCGAGGGCTATCTCGTCGCAAGAAGCGATTGGACGTGGACCTTCCACCGGGTCAAGGAGATGCACCCGTACAGCGCGGATCACTAGAGGAGGCGCCCGATGCCGATCGAAAAGTATCTGACGCCTCCGCAGGGGGTGAGGGAGGCGCTGCGCCGGGGCCTGGAGCTGCACGAGGCCGGGGCAAGCGGAGACGGTCTCCAGCCCGAGACGGTGGCGTGGGCTCGCCGGATGGCCTCGGGGGAACCAGCGAGCCGTGACAAGATCATCAAGATGCGCGCCTGGCACGCTCGCCACGCGGTCGATAAGCGGCCCGGGTGGGACAGCCCGCCGACCCCTGGATACGTCGCGTACCTGCTCTGGGGCGGAGAGCCCGGGCGGGTATGGAGTAACAAGGTGGCTGCAATGATCGACCGAGAGGAGGCCGGCAAGGCCATGAAGACCATCGACCGCAAGTCCGTCCGCATCTCGGATGGCGACCTGGCCGACGAGGCTGGAGTGTTCACCGGCTACGCGAGCATCTTCAACAACGTGGACCAGCACGGAGACGTGGTGATGCCCGGAGCGTTCCGCAAGTCGCTGAGCGAGCGCGGCAACGTCGTCCCCCTGCTCTGGCAGCACGACACCACTGAACCCGTCGGCGTGCTCGAGCTGGTCGAGGATTCGAAGGGCCTGCGCGTCGTGCGCGGCGAGATCAACCTCGAGACCGCCCGCGGTCGTGAAGCTTACGCGCTGCTCAAGCAGGGCGCGATCAAGGGCCTAAGCATCGGTTACCAGGTCGTGCAGGACGGCTGGCAGGGCAAGGTCCGCCAGCTCAAGGAACTCAAGCTCCTGGAGGTCTCTCTGGTGACTTTTCCCGCGAACGAACTCGCAAGTGTGACCGCCATCAAGAACGATTACGGGTCGGGGCATCAGGCCCGGATGGCGCAGGTCCTCACGCTGATCGAGGTGGGTATGAACAATCTGGTCATGGCGAAGGCCATGATGGAAGCACTCCTGATGGAGGGGCCGGAGGAATCCACCCCGCCCGAAGGAGCCGCACCGGAGGAGCCCGGCATGCCCGAGGAGGGCGAGCCGGAGATGGACACCCTCGCCGCCCTGCTGCGTGCGGCACTGAAAGGATAACGAACATGTCCGAGATTCAGAATCTCTGGCACGAGTTCAAGGGAGTCAACGACCGAGCCCTGGCGGAAGCCAAGAAGCTCGGCGAATCGGCTGCTGAGACCCGTGCTCACGTCGACCGCATCAACGAGCGCATCGACGCCCTCGAGACCAAGACCAACCGCCCCGCTCTCCTCGGCAACGCTTCGGCTGGCGTCGATGAGGCGAAGGCCGCCTACAACAAGTTCCTTCGCACCGGCGCTGTCGAGCAGAAGGCCCTGATCCTGGCCGACGACACCCTCGGTGGCTACCTGGCCCCCGAAGAGTTCGTCCGCGAAATCATCAAGGGCATCACGGTTGCCTCGCCGGTCCGTTCGGTCGCTCGCGTCCGTCAGACCGCTGCCAAGGCCATCCAGCTCCCGAAGCGCTCCGGCGTGTTCTCGGCAGCCTGGGTCGCCGAGTCCGGCGCCCGCGCCGAGACCACCGGCCTGACCTTCGGCCTCGAAGAGATCCCGACGCACGAGATGTACGCTCTCGTCGATGTCTCGCGCCAGATGCTCGAGGATGCCGCGTTCAACGTTGAGGCCGAACTCAACGCCGAATTCGCCGAGCGGTTCGCCGTGGCTGAAGGTTCCGCCTTCATCTCGGGCGATGCGATCGGCAAGCCGGAAGGCCTGCTCACGAACGCCTCGATCGGCGAGACCAACTCTGGCGTCTCGACGGCTGTCGGCGCAGACGGGCTCATCGAGCTGTTCTACGCGATCAAGGATGCCTACGCTCGCAACGCCGTGTGGATGATGCGCCGCGCGACCATCGCCAGCGTCCGCAAGCTCAAGGACGTGACCTCGGGTCAGTACCTGTGGCAGCCCGGCCTGTCTGGCAGCGAGCCCGGCCTGCTCCTCGGCCGTCCCGTGGTCGAAGCTCCCGATATGCCCGCGGAAGCCGGCGGCGCGTTCCCCGTGCTGTTCGGTGACTTCGGCGCCGGCTACACGATCGTCGACCGCGTCGCGATCGAAGTCCAGCGCGACCCGTTCACCCAGGCCGCTTCCGGCAACATCCGGTTCATCGCCCGCAAGCGGGTCGGTGGCCAGGTGGTTCTGCCCGAGGCGATCCGCAAGCTCAAGTGTTCGACCTAAGGAGGGGCGACGATGAAGGACCTCAAGAACAACATC